GCAGCGATGCCTGCTGTTACTTCATCAAAGGAAACACCGACCGACGAAGCGATAGGTACGATCTGCCCCAAACTTCCGGAAAGTTCTCCGATTGTGGTTTTGCCTGCCCGCATGGCAACAAACATTGCGTCCGATGCCTGAGCGGCGCTCAATACATCCGGCCCGTATGCGTTCATGGCGGTTGTGAGCGCATCAACACCTGTCGTCACATCAGTGACACCGCCGACCGCAAGCTTATTCGCTTGGTCCAGCACGGTAGTCGCCCCAGCCACACCGTCCGCGCCTGCTGACAGGGCTTGATAAAATGCTTTGACCTGCGCGGTGGCGCTACCGCCAAACTCACTAGACATTGATTTCGCAGCAGCCTCGATTTCTTTTAGCTGCTGCGGAGTACCTTCGATAAGCGTTGAGGTTTCAGCCATAGCCGCATTAAAGCTGCGCGCCATCGTCACAGAGGCGCCGATTGCCTGCATGGAAACGAAAGCGCCCGCAAGTCCGACAAGAACCCGCGTAGCTGCAACTGCGGCCCCTTGCGCGGCGCTTGTCGCCTTACTAAAACGCTCAACCTGTGGCGCGGCAGCGCCTGCGCCACGTCCGGCACGCACGAAGCCCTTTTCGGTTCCGCCAACAGCTTTTTCAGTAGCCGCGCCCGCCTTTGTGGTATCCTCAAGGGCTTTCTTGCCTTTGAGTAGGCCAGTCGTATCGGCCCCAAGAATCAGATCAGCGAAATTCTGGCTCATGTTTGATCCTTGCGTGAATAGGCCCGCGACCCTAAGTTGAGTGCGAACCAATGGAGAGTTTGAACGTGAGAAAGATTTTGACACTGGCGCTAATTGCCATGCCCTATGCTGTATCTGCCCAAGAGCGGCCCGCGCATGTTGTGGCGTTCAATGGGTTTTATTTGACGGTCAGCATGTCAACGCTGGACACTGTGGCCGACTTTTCACCCGCAGATACGAAAGCCGCTCAGATTTGTGAAACCGTCGGCAAAGAGCCAGAACTGCAATCGAGGGATAAAGTGACGCCAAACCGCTTCATGTTGCATTACGTCTGCATTTAGACACCCCGCTAACGGGATGCCTTTGGCCTGTCCACCGGCGCAATCGCCAGCGCGTTAGTCCCGTTTTCGCGCTCGGCATGGTAGCCTTTGCACATATCAGACAAGATGCTGGTGTCGTCTGCGTCCAGCCCCTTGGCTGTGGCGTATGGCAACAGAATATCCCAGTCTGTTGGGCCTTCCGTCATGCCGTTGCTGCGCGTCGGGCCAAGATCGAAAAACAGGCCGATCATGTATTCCTCGGGGTCCAGTTGCGGCAGACCAAAGTCAGTAACGCCCGCATCTTTCCATTGATCCAGACGGCACCGCTTTTGATCTTTTGGGAATGCGTGGAGGTAGCCAAGCTGTTTCGCGTAGAGCCTTAGCCCTTCTGCCCGTTTCCCAAGCGGTTCGCTTGCTTGCCCGCAAAGTCACCGATCTGTTTTGCAAACGGGTTGTTCTTCATTTCGAAAACTGGCGATCCGTCTTTGTCCAGAACAGCCTCGCCGTCCGCATCTTCTTTCACACCCATTTCTGGGAATGTCAGGTCAAGGAACCACATGGCGTCTTCGGCTGTCGCAGGCTTGGCCCCGTTCATCACGTTCTCAAAGCCCACAATGAAGGGTGCAGCGCCTTCGCATAGCTGGTTGTGAACGTCCTCCATAACGCGCGCTTCTTCATCATCCGCAGCATCGCCCTTGGCCTTCTTAGACATAATCGCCGCTTTTTGCTTGGCGCGCATGTTTGCCTGTACCGACTTGGACGCGGTGCCGCGCACGATCACACGGCAAGGCTTGTCGCCGTCCATCATCGGCTCGCCTGTCCACGGGTCCATGATCTGCATGGGAGATCCTGTTTCGGCATGAGCGCGGCTGTTGTACTTGTTGAAGTCCATCTGAAAAATCCTTGGGTTCTGGTTCATGGTGAGGGGCAGCGGCGAACCATTCCGCCACCCCTCGATTACCCGCCGAAGCGGATTGATTATGCAGGCTCTTCGTCTTTGATCGTCAGAGCGTTCTGCTTGAAGTTGTAGACGAAACCTTCATAAGAACTGTCCGTCGCTTGGTTCTCTTGGTACGAGTGAACGTAGCCCTGCGCGTACTCCACAGGATCGGTTGCCACCAAAGCAGCAGCAGCGCCGGAGCCTGTGCCAATCTTGATCGCACACGCCCCGCTAGCGCCGTCGCACAGCGTCTTGAACGCAGCTTGGCCCGTCGACAAAACACTGCCGTCGATGCGGTTTGACCCTTGGCTGTCCACACCGGACGCCGCGCCCTTCGTACCTTTGGTAAAGCCTGATTTCAGGTCTGGCACGTCGATGTTGTTGTTGGTCACACCGAACTGCGGGAGTGTCTCAGGGAACTCCAGCTCAACCCATGTGAGGGCCTCGAAGCCCGCCGCGTCATTGGTCGCGGGGAGCGTGGTAGAGAAGTAGATCGTTTTACCGATGTTGTTCCGAGTAGCCATGATATTGCCCTTTCATTTGGCAAAGCGGACAGGCCCGCCGTGGCGAGGTGTTGCTGTCCAAAGTTGAGTGAATTGCCTACCGTTCGCCCCTTGGGGCAGCCCGCAGGCGGGGCAAATCAATAGGCGTCGATCCAGCCGATTGCGCGCCATGCGTCGGCATTTTTTTGCAGCGGCCGGGCGATTGCGCCAATCTCGCCGTTGCTGGCTTTGGTGTTTTTCAGGGTTGCGCGCTTTGGTGGCTGTGGCGCATCCTCACCATCATCTTCGCGCTGTTCTGTCTTGGGTGAAAACTTCTTCATGTTGTGATCCTTATGATGCCCAATAATCAATCTGGACGCTAACACGCCAGTCGCTTTCATCGCGCATGGCCTGCATAATATTAGGTGCGTCCAGTACCGTGACCGCACCAGTATCGTCGGTGAGCCTAAGTGCCTTCGGGAAGTGCGCCGCTATGTTGTCTGCAATTGTCTCGGCTGGTCCGCTGAACTGGTCCAGATCGGCAACCACCGTGACCTGCATGAACCCGCGTGCCATTACGCCCCCGCTGCCGTTGATTGTCGTGTTGCGTCGCGATACCCGCACCATCTGCACCGCCAGATATGGCCGCGTCATGGTGTCCGGCTTGTCTTGGTTCTCGTACAAGATCGGATAGGCGGGGATCATGGTTTTCAGGCGGGCGCGAAGAGCGCGGGATATGTTGGTTTCATTCATCACTGCACCTCTTTGACGCGAGCCGCCACGAATTCGGGGAACTTGCGAGCGTTAGCGCCGACGAAGTGCCTGCCTGCTTGGTCGTAGGTTCGGCCTTTGCTGTCCTCACCTGTAAACCCCAACTCCATCCTGAGTGCGTAAGGCGCGGTCCAAGCGAACGTGAGCGTGTCGCCTATGTCATACGCCCCCAGTGCCACCGTATAGCTCGTTTCGCCTTCGGTGCCGTTGGATGTCAGGCTGTTCTTGAGGTTCTTCGTTTTACCTTCGGGTATCTTGCCCTCAACAAAAGAAGTCGCGCCCAACGTGATGCCGCGCTGTGCGGTTTGGGCCTCTGATACCACATCCTGAATCGCCTCTACTGCCACGTATTTCAGGTTTTGCTTGGTCAGCTTCTCGAAATTCTCTAGCTGCGCCGTGAATGTCTTGCCTGCCATGGGCTACCCCTTCGGAACTCGCACGCGGTAAAACGTGAAACATGAGCATTTGACGTTGTGCTTTGGCCCGCCCGCCGGATCGTGGCTGTGCTTCATTTGGGCGTCTGGAAAATTGAACGTCTCGTTGAACTCGATCACCGTGCCGTCCATCGCAGTATGATCCTCGCGGGGATCGTCTGCAAAGCCGCGCCGCCATTCCTTTGTGACGCCTTCAACATCATCGCGGGCCAGCATCTGCGCATAGGCTTCGTCGCGGCCTTGAGTTTGGGCCTTGAACGCCTCAGCCTCCGCTACCCGTTTTGCCCGCGCGCCTGTGGCCTTTGTCTTGTACGCCTCAACCAGCCTGTCGGCGTCCGCTTGGTTGAGCGCCTTGCCGTCCCTGATCGCCTTGCGGACCATGCCGTCAAAGCGGCGGTTGGCCTCTTTATATCGGGGCGTTTTCATGCCCTTGTCTTTAAAGTATTCGCCTATCCGGTCAGGATCACCCAACATAGATCGCAGGTTTATCATGCGGTCAGTCTGCGGTCCGTCCAGTCCGATGATGCCCACGCGCCGCGCTGATTTCAGCCGCCCGCCTAATTCTCTGGCGATTGTGTTTGTCGATCTGTTGCTTTGCAGCCCGTCCACAATGACCTTGCGCGCGTTTATGATTGCATCGTCGCTGATATTCGTGACCAGCGCCGCCGCCTGTTCTGTTGCCAATGCCACAGCGCGGGGATGTGCACCGTCGAACGAAAAGCGCCCCGCCAAGCCCTTCGGCAAGTCCTGCGTCACCGCCAAGCCACCACAGATGAA